CCGGGTGCAAATTTAATTGACGTTAGAGCCATTGGTTAGCTCCTATGTTGCTTTACTTAAATAATTCCAGCCACAAGTACTATCAACATAAATAAATGTTGCTGCCATACCATTAGTACCTAAAGTTTGATTGGCTGTGCCATTATTTATAGGTTTTCCATTTCGATCCACTGTTACAGCGTTTGAACCAAAATTATTTCTAGAATCTACAATAGTAACTTCATCACCTATATTTGGACTTGCTGGTAAATTTACAGTTACAACAGCTGAAGATGTATCAACAAAAACTTGATCACCTGCTACTGCAGTATAAGCACTGTAGGTATTATTAATAGCGTAATACCCTTTTTTAACTACAATAACTTTTGTTTCACTACCATCAGATCTACAAAGGTTAACTGATTTATTAGCAATTTTAGTTGTTGAAGAACCACCTGCAGTTAAAACTCCTAAAGTATATTTATTAGTTCCATTTCTGTCAGTTTGATCGTCAATATACCAAACTCGATTAGCTGTGTTTGGCATTGTTAAAGTTCTATCTGCTGCTAACGTGCCATAAAGTCTAAGGTAAACATTTTTACCATTAGAAGTTGCGCCATCTGTTAAATCTAAAGTAACACTGGCTGCAGCCATATCAATAGATAGATAACCAGTAGAGGCTTGTTCTAAAATTTGTAAATTAACATTAGTGATTCCGCCCCATTGCCCTGCTTTTTCACCTGTTGTTACTAATTCTAATTTTGTATTTGTACTATAAGTTGATGCCATAATTTATTAACACTCGTCAATTGCTGTCCAGGTCATTGTTGCACCTGGGATTATTTCACTCCAAGTTATCGCAGATACTATACCCGTAGACAAGGTTAAACTTGCCTTTGTTGGATCAACATTTGCGCTAGCTGTTATACTAACAGTTCCTGAAGAAATTACAACCTGATTTCCACTAACTGCAACGGTAGCTCCTGCACTGACCGTAACTGTCCCCGTACCTAAAGTGACTTGAGAGCCAGTAGGGCTTAAATTAGCATCTCCTGAAATTGTTAAAGTACCAAGCCCTAAAACAACTTGAGATCCAGTAGGATCTTCTATAACAGAATCAGCACTAATACCAGGGTTACCAATACTAATAGTTAATTGATTTTTAGTAACTGAAATCGTTACACTATTGTCTGGGCCCGATGTAGAAAACGGTAATTCTGCAAATGAAGCAAATCCTAATAACATATATAATCCTTAAAAGGAGACAGTGGTGGTATGGTGGTACCCACTGCCTCCATTTAAAAACTATATCACCCTTTAAACCAAGATGGAAGACCTAAATGAGGACGTTTATCAAACTGGTTTTTATCTGCTTTTTTAGAAATTTGATTATAATGAAGAAACACTTGAGCACAATCCTTGCCTTCAAAAGCTTCTCTCCAATGTTCTAATTCACAACCTGAATAGATAAGCATATCACCAGGATTTAAATCTACTTTTACTCCTTTAGCATTGCTTTCAGCAGTTATTTTTTTATTATCAGGAACTCCTACATTTTCATTAGGACTTAAATAAATAGGCCATTTATCACCACCGAGATTTAATGTTGTAGATATTTCGCAACTAAATCTATCTTTGTGTCTTTTTAAAACATCTCCTTTTTTATAAATTCTTGCATAAGAATAAGTAGGGGATAATTTTAATCCTGTATGTTTTTCCATAGCAGGTTGTACCCAAGTTAATAAAGTTTCCATAGCAATATCTCCATAATGTGAATAAGTTTCTGGAACTTGTTCATCATTCCAAACACCAAACTCTGTGGTAAATTGAGAAATATATCTATCATCAAATAACTTCCTAGCTACTTTTCTTTTTAACATAAAATATTGAAACACAAACTTAGCTAATTGTGGACTTATAGCTTTTTTTAATACTGTATATTTATTATTTTTAAAACTCATATTAATTTTACTCCTTCTTTTAGTGTTAAATCTCCCACTGTTTTATTAACCCATTCAGTTCTATCAAAATGAGTTGTTTGAGGAAGATTCTTTTCATACCATTTGGGTTCAGGTATTTTTTTTAAATTCCAAGCCCAATAAGATCCATCTTTAAATCGACAGACATAACCGGGTATTTTGTCTCCACAATTTTTAACTAAAAAATCATATTTTATTTTTTCAATTAAAGACCCATTAAAACGCTCTGGAGTATAAGCTTCTCTATTTTTTAATTCCATAATATAATTTTTATTATGAACATCAATGGGATTCATTGGATCATTTGTTTTATTAACCGGGTCTGATGAAAATACAGAACCATTTAATTCGTGAATCATTTGATCTTGTGTTTTATACCAACCCATTATTTTTTTTTCATTGATGTTGTATTAGATATAGCTGATGGAACAGCTTGTATATTCCAATGTATAAATCTAAAAGGTTCTATTCCCATATCCACAGGATATTGATGAGGAGTATATCCAGGAATAAGTATCATCATTCCTGGTTTAACTTTGTAATGTATAGCTTCATTAGCAAATGTAATTTTACTTCCATCTTTTTGTGGAAGTCTTATCATTTGAGCACCAGGTCTTGGATCGTGTAAAACAGGTAATGAAGTTTTATCACTACATTTTAAAAAATAAAATCCTGAAACGTGTTGATTCCAATGAGTATGCGTATCGTGATGACCAGCACCTTTTTTACTAAATTCTTGTGCCCAACATTCTGTAAAATGTAAACTATGATTGCTTATATCAAATCCACACCAATCTAAAAATTCATAACTTCTTGCTCCACAAAAATCTACAAACTCTTTAGCTTTTGGATCTGCATTAAAAGATTCAGAATGATTTGATAAACCAAAATCATCTAGTTTAGCGTTAAACAGTTTGTTTCGTTCTTTAATGGTTTTAGGCATTATAGTTTTTTTTGTTTTTTTTAAATAACCGTCTGTTAATTTTAACATTTTATTTACAAACTGAGGTACTTCAGCTGTCCAAATAGGTGTGCTAAAATAAGCAGCACTATTAAATTTTACGTTATTATTATTTCCTTGCATATTATTTAAATGGATAGCCTAGATTCCATATTACTAAACTATACCTTACTCCTTTTGTTACTGGTTTTACCCTATGCCAAACAAAACTTGGAAACACTACTAAACTACCTTTAGGTAATATTTCTGTACAAGTTCTTAAAGCTGGTTTTTTATCAGGGTCTTCATTTCTAAAATCAAACTCTAATTCACCGCCTTTATATTCTTTGGGGTCTGTCAAAGAAACAGTTACTGATAATTTTCTAATTTTACCTTTTGTTGGACCATCTTCAATATATGGTTTATCCCAACTATCACAATGCCAATCATAATATTGTTTTTTTTTATAAATTGTAAACTGACAAGATTCTGAAAAATCCCATTCAAAGTTCCAACCTGCATTCCTATTAGCTTGATGAATATAAGGTTGTATTTCTTTGTATATCCACCTATCACTCATCCAAATAATATTTGAATCTCTTTTCTTTTTTAAATCTTTTAATTCTTCTTTAGTTAAGGGTTTTTGTTTTAAATTTCTATCTCTACCTAAACCACCAGTAATAGCTTGAACTTGATTCTTTTTTTCTGTTTTACCATATTCAACAATCATATCACATATTCGCGGAGGAACTGCAGATTGAAAATACCAAAAATAATTAGATATATTCATAAGTTGTAGTTAAAATTATATTCATTTGTTTAGATTTGTTTGGACTAATAAAATATTGATTGGTGCTAGGAAACATAACAAATTGATTTGTGTTTAAAGGCAGATGCCAAGTTCTTCCTTTTCTTCTATTGTCATTATATTCTATTACAACACCTGTAGAATCTTTACCCACATCAACTCCATAAATAAATGTATAATCAGGAGAATTTATTAAGTCAACAGGATCTACAGTTGTGCGTGAAAAAGACTTTTGATTATAATCATATACATTACCCCACATATTTTTTATAATTAATGCTTTGGAATATTCAACATTATAATGATCTCTAATATAATCTTGTAACCATTGAAGAGTTGGAGTGTGTTCTAC